AAAGAAAGTAGTAACTTTATAAACCAAAAGATGGTAGAAATATTTTGCAATATTGATTTAAAAGATATTGTAAAAATAAAGTATACTAGTCTTAATAAAGTACTACAACACATAGATAATTTATTTAAAAAAAAATCAAAATTTAAAAATTCTTTTGTTTTAGATGGCATCCATTATGGTTTTATACCTAAACTAGATGAGATGACATTCGGAGAGTATATAGATCTTGATAATTATTTTAGTGATTGGAAGACTATGGATAAAGCTATGTCTGTTTTATTTAGACCAATTACATATAAAGATAAAGACAAGTATATAATAAAAGAATATAAAGGCATAAATAATAATATGAAAAAAATGCCATTATCTATTGTTATGTCAACCATTATTTTTTTTTACAGTTTAAGCAAGGACTTATCGATAAATATCCTGAAATCTTTACAGAGTCAGAAGGACAATATTCAATCGAATCAAACTTTGCTAGGAAATGGGGCTGGTATCAATCTGTATATGGAATTAGTAGAGGAGACATTACAAGATTTAACAAAGTCACCAATAGAAACCTACATGAATGTTTAATGTATTTAGCATTTGAAAAAGATAAATTAGAATTAGAATCAAAAAGAATAAAATCAAAATTTAAAAAATGACAGGATTTTATAATATAACAACAAAAATAAAAGAAACATTAGAACAAGAACCTTTTGTAAATACAATTACATACGGTAATATAGATGATGTTGACTTAAACAAACAAAACATTTTTCCATTATCACATATAATAATAAACAATAGTACTATAAACGACAAAACAATTACTTTTAGTATGAGTATATTATTTATGGATATTGTAGATGAGAGTAAAAAAGAAGAAACTACAAAGTTTATGGGTAATGATAATGAGCAAGATGTATTAAATACACAATTAGGAGTTGCCGCTAGGTTGACTAGTCTACTTAAAAGAGGTAATTTATATAGTGAATTATATCAATTACAAGGAGATGTATCCTGTGAACCCTTTGTGGATAGATTTGAAAATAAATTAGCTGGTTGGACTGCTACATTTGATATAATAATACAAAATGATATGACTATTTGCTAATGGATTTTAAACAAACAAAAGAGGAACTAAATAAATTTGCTAAGTATGTAATACAACAAGCACGTACTAACTTAACTAAGCAAAAGAAAAATAATACAAGTAACTTATATAAATCATTAAAATATAAAGTAAATCAAAAACAAGATGGATTATATTTAGATATATATATGGATGAGTATGGAGATTTTGTAGATCAAGGTGTAAAAGGTGCAAATCCTAGTTTAGTTAAAAATGGAAAACAAAAAGCACCTAATAGTCCTTTTAAATATACTAATAAAAAACCACCACAGAAATTTATAGAACAATGGGCTAAAGCTAGAAACTTTAGATTAAGAGATAAAAAAGGAAGATTTGCAAAAGGTAATTATAGGTCTATTGGATTTGTATTACAGAAATTTATATTTGCGCAAGGCATAAAACCTAGTTTTTTCTTTACTAAACCATTTAAAAAAGCTTTCACTAGATTACCAAGCGAATTAGGTGAAGCATTTGCAAAAGATCTTATTAATATAACAATTGATACAAGACAATGAGTACAATAATAAACGCAAGAAGTCCTTATTATATAAAAGTAGAACCAGCATCAGGAACTCTTAG